CCTTACGGGTGGTACAACTGCAGCGCAGTCACTGGCTATTGCCAGTTATGACTTGCTACATTTTCCTACTTTCGCAGGAGGTGGTACTCATAAGAACCTCTTATTGGAGGTTGTTATGACAACGCAGTATAACTACGAGAAATATTCGTGGGGCTTTCGGTGCGGTATACCGCTAAAGACGTCTTTTATTAATTTACCCGTTTCAAGCAATGCAAGAAGCGATAGATTAACAGAGCATCGTACGAAACCTAACCCACTTACGCCTACTATACAGCCATTAGCGTCCAAAACAAAGAAAATATATGGACGTGGCATTAAAACAGTATATAGTGGTGTCTATTGTTCTGGTAAGTACACCCCATTAGGGATGGTACAATACTATAAACGCACGGAAACAACACCGAGCGAAGCTTTGGAGCCGATACCATTCGATGCCGAAGCATGGAATAATAGATATTTGAAGGAGCTACGTAGCTTATCAGCTGACGCTTCTCAATTATTAGCAGAAATAGACGAAACGGCTGAGCTTATTTGGAGTTTTGCAAATATAACTCTAGATATTATCAGCTGTATGCACAATCCTTGGATGTGCAGAAAAGCCGCGAAGCATATCAGAAGATTTGCTACGTGGAAGACTATTCCCTCTGCTGTTTTGTTGAATAATTTCGCAATTACCCCCAACGTTCAATCACTAAATGATATTGTGGTTAAACTTAAAGATGAAAACTATTCTTTATATAGAAAAGTTGAATTCAACCTTAGCGCTACTGACACAATTAGTGGCGATTATTGGAAAGCTGTTCGAACTGTGAATGTCAAGACTAAGCTAAATGTTAGACTTAGAGATGACGGATTTCTATCCCGAATTAATCTTGGCAATCCTGCAGAATGGATTTGGGAACGTATCCCCTTTTCCTTCGTTGTCGATTGGGTTTTACCCGTCGGCAATTTTGTACAAGCTATTGGAACATTGGCTCGTATTGATTCATCGTACGGTACCCGTTCCATACGGACTCACACGCATGCGTATGGTACTGATTCTTCAGCCTCGGGTTCAGGTTATAAACTGGACTCGGGCTTCAGTACCGAATATACTACGCACAAGCGTGATATTGTCGGTGCTGCTTCCATGCCGGATGTTTTCCAGATGGTACGCAGTAAATCATTAGCTAGACTCTCAAGCGCAATATCTTTATTGACGTTATTGAGATCGAGATAAACTCGCACAGGAGATTAAACTGTGGCTGCTGCATCAGATATTGTAGTTAACGACGGCCAATCCACACCGGTAGCTCACACCTTCTCACCAGCCCGAAAGGATGGTGGACTTGTGATCTATGAGGAGCGTACAACCGCCAATTCGCCTCGCGGGTTTTATACCTTAGGGGTCAGTCAAACGTCACCGAAAGCAGCTAATGCAGTAATTCGCACAAAACTGTCCTTCGAAGTGCCGATTGAAGTGCATGACACCAACTTAGATGTCTACACGTATCCCTCGTCTATGCGTTTTAATATAGACGTGTTAATGCCGAAAGATATTTCAACTGACGATAGAGCAGATATGGCTGCGTATATTAAGAATATACTTACGCATGCTACAATACAAGCTTTGATCGCGAATCTAGACGCGCCATACTAACTTAGTGTGGTTTATTCCTTATAAGGATATGTGCAATGTCACCTTTAGGTTTATTGCAGAACGCGGATACATGCTTTGATTTAGAATTGCATTTAACCGAATGTATGTGCGAAGCTATAAACACTCCGCATTCGCTCGCTATTTATATAGCGATCCGGAACCATGAATGGATCGAGCTCAAATCATTAGAGCCAAATCCTAGTCATTACATGGATCAATCCTGGACTGATTTTACTGCTAAGATCTTTTTATCCGAAAGGATATTTATATGTTCGCCACCAGACGTTTCAAAGAATCTGGACTCGAACGTAGAGATCAAACCGTTAAGTTGGTTTAACCCACAGTGGAGTGAATCGAAAAACGCTAATTTATGGCGTAATGATCCACAAGCTTTCCGCTGGGATAGACAAGTGTCTCGCATGCTCGTTAAGAGTAAAGAGATACCAACCGGAATCGATACTGAAACTGAAGCACTCGACCTCTTCAAAGAGATTGAAGGAATACTCGCTGAACGCGAGGCAACTTTCAATTTATTCCATAGAGAGGAAATGGCTGAGTTTCATGAGCCATGGGTATTAGAGTTAAGTAGAGAAGTGAATTCCATTCTCAGTGAGGATGGTTCATATTTCCTGACTCGAGATGTACTCGACAGGATTGTCCAGAACGGACAATGTGGGCCCGGCGCATCCGTTGGAGTGCCGCGTAACTCTGTATTATCAGAAAAACTTAGGTCTAAGACCTCGGTAAGCCCCCAGCTTGCGCCTTTTCTACACACTATAAAATATGGTGCGTGGGAGACAGAACAACCTAAATCGGAAGTCGCGTCTATTGTGCAAGTGAGTACTGTCCCAAAGACAGCATATGTCGATCGTACCGTGAGCGCCGTCCAAACTGCGAATATGTATATGCAGCTCGGCCTCGCACGTGAGTTAGAAAGAATATTGCTAGACGTGGGTGTAAACATACGAGATCAAGGAAAGAACCAAAACCTGGCAAAACGTGCTTGCAATGAAATGCTCGCAACGATTGACCTAGCCTCGGCCTCATCTTGGTTTAGTCAGAGAAACATGGTGGGAATTTTTCCACCTGACTTGATGCATTTGCTGGACCTAATAAGGCCGCATGTGTATTCTTGTCGCACAAAAGAATATTGTGAACTACCTAAGTATATGTATAATTATATGCCTATGGGATGCGGATACACATTCGCATTGATGACACTTTATTTTTGGGCTTTGGTACGTATTACTGTGCCGAAATCTGCTCTGTCCGTTTGTAGCGTTTATGGAGACGATATTATCGTCCCCCAGAAGTATGCGAAGACGGTTGTTGACCGCCTTGAAGTCCTTGGCTTTAAGGTGAACAGTGCGAAAAGCTTCTTAAAAGGAAGCTTTTTTGAGTCATGCGGCACGGAGTGGTTTAACGGCCACGATGTGCGTCCCTTCTATTGCAGAAGGGGGACAGTTAGCGATGACCCCAATGAAAACGGGGTAGCGATTCCTTACCGTATACAGCTTGCAAACCGACTTCGTCTATGGCTTATTGCCGGAGACAAGGAGGGGCGTTGCGATATGCGTTTCAAAGGAATTTGGATGGCATTAATTAAGAAAGTGCCACTCAATGAACGTCCGGAAATTCCATTTACTCTAGGTGATGTCGGCCTTGCCGTATCGCTGAGTGAGACTCATCAAAGACCGTATGAAGAAGGTCAGAGAAGAGGTTGGTGCTCTACATTATATAGGATTCCTACATTGGTGAAAGACACGGTAGATCTCGATTCAAAAGATCCGTTTCCGTATCTGATGTGGTTGATGAATCGCATGAAATACGATTCCGCCGATCCACCGAGATTTTCTAGTGGATTCCTAAACCTTTTACAAGGTCAGGGATACGATATGTACGGTCTTCGGACTTGTATATATCAAAAAGGAGCGAACTTAATCTTTGGAACGATTAAGGATGCTTTACGGGACGTATTAATTCACGGTGATATGGATAAACCAGATTCCTTATTTTCAAAAGGAAGCGAGCCTTTACGGGGTTTATTCGGTAAGCCGCATACCAAGAGAGTCGTCGTTAGATGGCTCAGTGGCGGAGACTGGTACCGAACACGTTAGTGTAAATCCCAGCCTTCTATTGTTTTGACCCGAATTCCTGGGTCTGGGGGGATATAGTTTCCCAATTAAAGAGTGGGTATTGCAG